GCAGTATGGAACCTGCTTCGTCAGCTCCTACCAAGAGAGCGGCTGGCAGTTCCCTCTCTATCTCTTCAACGATGGGTCGGAACCATACGTTTTTGAGAGCGGGGTGTTGATGCACCATCGAGACCTGACCGAGGACAAGGAGGCAGAGGAGTTCAAGGAACGCTTCCATCACCTTGAGAGCGGAGACAACTACCGACGGCAAGCCATCAAGTTCTCTCGCAAGATCTTTGCCATGTCCAACATGCTGGAGACGACCGGATGGTTTGTCTGGTTTGATGCTGACATCGTCTTCACTGCTCCGCCAACGGTGGACTTCATCCATCTGTTCCATCCGCTCTTCAAGGGAAACGAGTTGGCCTCCATATCCTCGCTCGTCTATCTTGGCCGTCCCAAGTTCAGGCATTCAGAGACGGGCTTCATAGCCTTCAACCTCGATGACCCCGCTGTCACCATGATGCTACTGGACATGCGATCCTGCTACCTCGGCAGCAAGCCTGAGGTCTTCACCCTGCCCGAGTGGCACGATTCCATGGTCTTCGATCTGTGTCTGGGCCGTTCCCAGATCCTGACAGAGCGTCAGGTGAGCCTTTCTGATCACGTCCACGACCTTCATGTGTGGCCGCACACGCCGCTCGGGGCCTTCTCAGAGCACAACAAGGGTCCCATTCGCAAGGTCAAGGCCTACGGGGGATGAGACCGCCGAAGAACGCCGTCATCCGCCCTGGGGGCGGTTATCGAAGTGCCATACGGGTGTGGGGGCCGCATGAGGTTCAAGAGGCGGTTGTTGACGGTGTTGTTGTGATGTATCGAGGCCGAGTAAGAAACCGCAAGACAGGGCGTCTCAACTGGCTGAGTTGGAGACGATTCGATCCTGAGGAGTTTCGACGTCGCCGGACGAGGATTCTCGATTATTCCCGCAAGGTCAAGGCCTATGGCGGCTGACCTTGAGCGCAGCGCCAAGGACGTGATCCCGGGATACCAGAAGCTCTGGAAGTACTTCAGGGAGAGTGACGAGTCCTGCATCGTCTACATCACCAGCCCTCTGCCGGTAGGCACCTCGTTCGAGATTGTTCATGACATGGGGCGAGCTGTAGGGTTACGTCGTCAGGGCGAGGGCTGGCTCAAGTACAAGGTAGTGTCAAGGTCGTGGAGTAAGGCCGGTCGTGCTGACCGCAAGGTCCTCCAGGGGTTGGTCACCATGGGGACGATTCCTTACTAGACGCCGGGCGAGGGGTTGTGGCAAACTGTCGTGGTTCCCTCTGGGAGGGGGATCCATGATCCTGACGTATCCTGAAAGGCGGTAGGTGGACCGATCCACCGTAGGTGAAACATGGCCTATGTCATCCTCAGCAACCGTCCCGGGCAGGGCGACGTAGTCGTTGCCAACCTGGCCGACGGCGTTCATCCCGGCACTAAGGTCGTCGAGGACCCAAATACGGTCACCGGCTGGAACAGCCGACCTAACAACAACTTTCGCAGTGTGCATTCGCCGGGATCTCCGACGGCAGCTTTCGACGACTTCATGGAGACCAACGTAGACGACCTGACTGGTGACACCTTGCGTTTGCTGGCGGTGAACTTCCTACCACCTCAGGCTGCCGAGATCGCTCAAAATCGCACGCTAACGGTTGTCAACCCGAACGCCCTTTTGCGTAAGGCCAACCCGGCGCTGGGGCCGTAATTCCATGGTCACTGTAGATTCCAACACCGTCGGCACCGCAGCCGATTACGCGACACTCGCGCTTTGGGACTCCGGAGAGAGAACAGATCTTCTAGTTGCTGACAAGATCGCTCGTGCGGCGATGAAGGATGAGCTGCATACGGGCGAGGTGGCTATAGGAACAACGTGGGCTTCAGATGCCACACGCTACATCTGGATTGACGCGGAAAACGCCGCAGCTCGTCATGACGGCACCGCCGGAACAGGTGCCCGTGTTGTTTCGGCCAGCACCATACCTATCATCTTCCAGAATACAGCCCATCACGCACATGTCACCTGGCTTGAACTCTCGGATTCTGTGCCTAGCGACTTCCGTCCATGCCTCAGGATCAACTCCACAGCGGACAATATGTTCCTGCACATGGACAAGCTGATCATGCGGGACCAAGGCATCGGTTTTTTCCTGACCAGCGCGGACAACTGCACGGTCGATCTGATCAACACCGCGATCTACAACTGCGATCGGCATGGGATTAGCCTTGATGGCATTGGTCATACGGTTCGGATCTACAACAACACGGTGTGGAACGTGGGAAGGGATGGTGCCGGTCATGCCGCACTCGACATCGACAGTCCTTCAACTACCGATGTTGATATGAGAAACACCCTGCTTCACGCAGACGCGTTAGCTGCTGCCATTACCATCACGGCAGGGTCTGGTGATCCCTGGAATGCTGGCTGTGATCAGAATATCCTCAGCGATGGGTCGGGCACGACCGAAGGGTTGCCTGGGGATCTGATCGAAAGTGCTACGTTCCAAGCTGGGACTGGAGGGGCTGGTACCCGGGTCATGTTCGCGAACCTTACAGCAGGTACCGAAGATCTGCGTCTGGTTGAACCGGTCACGCGCACGGATAACGCAGCTATAGAGTTTGGTAACAACCTGACCGCTGAAGTCTTCCCCGAAAACATCTCCATTTCGGAGGACATTGCAGGCGACACACGAGCCGCAGCGGGAGCCTGGGATGCTGGAGCGGATGGCACCCCTCTTCCGGCCGTCGTCAGCGGACGTGGTGGACAACGTAGGGGGTGGCGAAACCCGCATCGTCGAATGAAGACCAACCTCATGATGAGGATGCGCGCTAAGGATCTGGAAACCGACAGAATGATGAGAAGGTTCAGAAGGCGGCAAGGGATCTAGGTGCGCGATGGCGGATCCTGACTCGATTCCGAACTTGACCGGATGGTGGGACGCTTCGGACACTTCGACGATCACTGAAAATCCCTCCGGTCGCTGCCAGGCCATCACCAACAAGGGCACGACGGCGAAGACCTACGAGCAGACGGTTCTCGCCAACAAGCCCACCATCGTGACCGTGGGCGGCATCCAGGCGCTACACTTCAATGGCGCCGCCTACTGGATGGCGGACGTCGAGAGCAACGACGTGCTGCAGCCGGGCTCTGGAGACTTTACGGTGTTCGCCTCGGTCAGGGTTACTGCCAGCTCTGACATCGACCACATTCTTTGGGTGCAGGCGGACGGGTCCTCTCCCGCGGCGAACTGGTTGCTGACCCTCAATACCAGCATCCTGATCGGGGTTGCGGACGGCGTGGACATTGCGAGCGTGACAGGCGCCGATGAGACATTCGACGACGGCACCACGACCTGGGTCGTCATGGCGCAGCGGGACGGGAGCAACTTCCGAGCCTTTTACGGCTCTGTGTCCACCCCGCTGGCCGAGAGTGCGAGTAGCCCTGCCGACATCTCGCTGATTGGAAGCGTAGACGCGGTGAACAGCGCGCTGGGCAACTTCGCCCACACTCAGCCCGCCGCGTTCTATTGGGAGGGCGATCTCTTCCAGTGGGGGTTTTACAAGCGGGCTTTGTCCGCCAGCGAGCGGGTGACGCTCTCTGAGGGCCTGCTAGGGCTCGCCAGTTCTGGCCGTGGCGGGCAGCGTAGGGGATGGAGAAACCCTCATCGTAGAAAGCCTCACATCATGGATCTCATGGCTGCCAAGAAGGGAGCTACTCGCAGGCTGATGAGAGGAATCAGAAGGCACATCCGATGACCGAGAACCGCGGTAGTGAGTTCATCCAGAGTTGCCTGACCGACACAGGGTTCCTTGCCAGGAACGTGCTGGGTTACAACTCCGACAAGAACGAGATCACGGGAGAGGAGCACAACATCGGGACAGGCGGCATCCGAAACTACGGCCCTCACCAGGAGATGGTGACGTTCATAGACTCTGAGGGGCGGCTCAAGATGCTGCAGGCCCCGAGAGGTTGCTACAAGACGACGTTGCTCAAGGCCTATGCAACTCGGATTGCGCTGAAGAGGCCCAACATCCGCATCCTCTACGGGATGGCAGAGATGGTGGAAGCGCAACGCAAGCTACTGTCCATTCGTCAGACGTTTACCAGCAACGAAAAGTTTGTAGAGGTCTTCGGGAACCTCAAGGGTGAGCCGTGGGGTCAAACCGCGTTCACACTCAACAGCCGAACGCGGCACGATCTCGACAATGAGACCTTCTCGTGCTTTGGAGTTGACAAGAACACGGTAGGTGGTCACTTCGACATCATCCTCCTTGATGACTTGGTCACCCTCCTCAATTCCAGGAACCCCGACCAGATCGAGAAGGTCATAGACATCTTTCGCTTCTGCCAACCCCTTCTTGATCCCGGTGGCGTAATCATAGACTGCGGGACCCGATACCATGACGAGGACCTTCATGGGTTCATCGGACGGTACCTTGAGCATCGCTGCAAGAAGCTAATCATCGATTGTGGGATGTATCCCGAGAAGGACATTGAGACCGGCAAGTTTATGCTGGTCGGCAAGCCGCGGTTTGAGCACATGCCAGAGGAGTTCCTGAAGGAGAAGCTCGACGGCATGACCGACAAGGAGGGAGGCGTTCACGGCTTCCTTTCTCAGTACTGCAACAACCCCATCGGTGCGGGCCGAGTCTTCTTCTCCGCCAGAGACTTTCGCTCTGCCAAGTGGGAGGACTGGATGGAGGAGATGCCCTTCTACATCTTCACCGACGTCGCTGTGTCCCAGAAGGAAGAGAACTGCTACAGCGTGGTGGCTATAGGCGGTCTGGACGACACCAACCGCTTCTACCTGGCAGACCTCCGGGTAGGCCACTGGCTCCCTCAGGAGTTCGTGACGCAGTTCTACGACATGATCAACCGCTGGGAGCCGAAAGTCGGAATCAGGGGTGTGCTCATGGAGAAGGTCACTCTGACCAAGGTCTTCAAGTCCATGATCGAGGCTGAGGGCCGTGCCCGGCGCGTCATCCTGCCTCACTTCTTCGAGGTCCCAAGATCTGGCAACGACGCAAGTAAGGTCCAGCGCATCAAGTCCATGACGGGTCGGATTGCCCAAGGACACTTTCTGGTCCTGGACACCGTGGACCGCTACTACAGGGACCTTGGCAAGCAAAGGGTGTTGTGGGATCCCGAAGGCGCTAGGGACGACAAGGGGCACCCTTACCCAGATGGTGAGTTGGTCAAGGAGTTTACGCGCTTCCCGGCCTACGGAAAGAGAGACATCGCTGACGCGTTGGCCGACATCGAGTCTCGAGACAACATCGGCACCCGGTTCTGCCAACCGATGTCGCGGATGCGGTCAGATAGGCTGAAGCGCAGAAAGAGCCGGTTCAAGGGGCGGACACGCGGACAGGCGGCGGTAACCATGACCGAGCGAATCAACGGGATTGACCAGAGGGTGGACGCTAGGGCAGGATATGGCAACCCAGACTCGTTCTGGGGTGACCTCGCAAAGAGGGCAGGTAGATGAACAGACAGTCCCAGGAGCTACGCGATTACTTACAGACCGCTGAACGAGGGTTTGCCACCATGAGGGGGCAAGGCCATGAAGTGGCACGAGTGGGCTACCGGGCTGCCAAGATGTTCATGCGTGCGCGGCAGATGTTGGATCTAGCCATGGCGGCTCCGGAGCCGGAACCCGAGAGGATCACGGTTCCTCCTGATCCACCTACCCCGAAGCCCAAGAACGGACCAAGAAAGAAGCGCTTCTAGCTCCTGGGAGGGGGCGATTCAAAGTGGCGGTTGTAGACGGCAGTAGTGATTTCACCCCGATGTCGGGCGGTAGGCTGGCCAACAAGGGCCGGGTAGACCGTAAGGGGAAAGGTCCAGGTACCGACGCCCCAGCTGACGAGAGCACCGTCACGCTTGAAGAGCCGTTAGGCGAACCCACTCCTGAGGAGATCACGGAGTGGTACAACGCCCAAGTCCCTTACAACAACATCGCCTCCAACCCCGATGTAGCCGACAGGGCTCTGCACTACGTCAAGACGGTCAAGAGGAACTGGGAAGACAAGACCATCGCCCAGAGGGACAAGTGGCGAGCCATCCAGTGGATGATGAGGGGCAACTCGCTATCCCGGACTTTCCCTAACGCCGAAGTCCACGTTCCCGAACTCTACAAGAAGAGGGAGACGTTGGTTCCTCGGATCGAGGAAGCGGTCATGGACTACAAGCCCTGGTTCCGTGTCCAAGGCAGAGAGGCCATGGATCAGGTTCAGGAGGAGAAGATCGCGGCATACCTGGACTATCAGCTGGACAAGTGCAACCTGAGCCACAAGCATGCGCCCACTATCCGGACCATGCTGGACTATGGCTTTGTGGTCCTGAAGATCTGGTACGAATGCAAGACGGTCAGCTACGTCAAGAAGACTACTGAGCGGGTCGAGGAGCTTGGAGAATCCCCGAAGTATGTGATCAAACGCGAAAGAACCACCCGCGCAGACTTCGGCCCACGCATCAAGCTGGTTGACCCGCTCGACTTCCTTATTGAGGCCTTGGCCACGGATCCACAAGAGGCCCTGTACGTGGGCGATTCCGTGGACATGACGTTTGACGAGATCGCGGCCATGGGTCGCATGAAGGTCTACGAGAACTGGGAGCAGTTACGCGGGGTCAGGCGTAGCATGGAGCAGTATACCGACTATGATCGGCTTGAGCGTTCGCTCACCTACTCCAACCACGGATTCGATAATGAGCCAGAAGGAACAGCCGCCAAGATTAGAGTCACTGAAGTCTGGGGCCGGTTTGATCCTTATGACACAGGGGAAACCGCCGAGTACGTCATCACGATTGCAAATGACTCTGTGGTACTCCGGGTCCAAGAGAATCCGTTTGATAGCAAGCATCGTCCGTATGCTGTTGCGCGTGTTGCGGGTGACTCCTACGAGTTCCTTGGAGTCGGCCCGTTTGATCACGCGATTCGACTCAACATCGAGCTGGACGAGCACCGAAACTTGGCCCTTCAAGCGCATCGAAATGCACTTTGCCCCCTGACCTTCGTTAGTGATGACACAGACTTCCCCGACTCCATCTGGGAAGTAGAGCCCGGGTCGGTCTTCAGGACGCCCACACCCCCCACCTTCATGACCGTCCCGGACACGTGGCGGAACATGGCGGAGTCCAACGAGATGTTCCGGCGGGACATCGACGAAGTCACAGGCGCTACCACTCAACTCATGGGGACTGGACCGGCTGACTCTACAGCTACCGCTGACATCAACCGCACCACCCAAGGTAATAAGCGCATCCAGGGCTTTGTCCGCGGCTACACCAGGATGCTGGAGCAGGTTCTGAGACAGCTTCACATGCTCAATAGGCAGTTCGTGACCCGCGGCATGACGTTCCGGGTCCTGGGCAAGGCTGCCAAGGGTCTGGCCGAGTACGAGGAAATCGGTCCTGAGGCCTTTGATCACGAGATCGACTTCGAGTTCGTGGGCGTGTCCAACCTGGCTACGCTGGGACAACGGGCGTCCAACATGATGGCGTTCATGAACGTAGCTGTGCCGGTGGTGCAAACGCACCCCAACGAGATCGATGTTGTTGCTCTTCTCAGGAACACCTTCCGCTACATGGTAGGAGACCATCTGGGAGAGGAGAAGATCTTCAAGGACACCTCTCTCGACGACATGCTGCCACAGCACGTTGAGAATCTCATGCTGGCCCAGGGGCAGAAGGTTCCTGTGCATCCTCAGGACAACGACGAAGAGCACATCCAAGAGATGACCCACATCTTCACTGGAGATGACTTCGGCAAGTTCCCGGTCAAGACCCAAAAGCTCTTCATCGAGCATCTTGCCGGTCATGAGATGGCCAAGGGACAGAAGCGCCTGCAGCAACAGGCCGCGCAGAATCCGGCCCAGACCATGCTTCCATCACAACAGCCTGCTGGCCGGAACGGCACCTTGCCGGGCCCGGCTACCGCGACTGACTCTGTATCTCAGACCCCTCCAGGCGAGATTCCCGGCCCATCCGCGGATCCGAGTAAGGTCGCCGCTCCCGGTCGGCAGATGTCTACATTCCAGACCAACAACTCCCCAGTCAGATGAGAGACGTAGAAGAGATCCGTGAGGACTTGCTAACTGCCAAGGCGTTGCAAAGCTTGTCCAACCACAACGGGTATCGCGAGCTGGTGGGGCAGTGGAAGAAGCACTTTGACCGCTTGCTCAAGCATGTCCTCCACCACAGGGAGTGGAACCCCATGGAGATGGGGAATTGGCAAGGTCGGATGGATCTTTTGGACCGGTGGGTCCGGCTGGCCGAGGACACGAAAGACCGAATAGTCAAGCTTGAGGAAGAGATGGAGATGGCTAAGAAGAGCGAAGCAGTCCCCAAGCTGGTCCGCGACGACACGAAACCACCAAGATGGGAGACAGGCTAATGGCATACAGCAAGCACTACGGTAAGAAGTCCTCGAAGAAGAGCGGCAAGACCAAGGGGTTGGGCAGCCACAGTCTGCACTACTCCAGGAACAAGCACATTGCAAAACAGCCCAAGAAGATCAAGGGCTACAAGCACGGTCGTAAGACGCCATAGGAGGCGCACATGAAGCACAGTTATGGAAAAATGGCCTACGGAAAAATGGGCTACGGCGGCAAGAAAGGCAAGCTGTCGGTACAGCACGGCGCTGTCATGCCCAAGGACTCATGGGGGAAGTCAGTAGCCAGTGTCCCCCAGGGATCGTCTGCTCCCGGTCCACACTGGGGCCACGAGAAGATCATCCCGCACAAGTCACGGATCAAAGGCCACTCGTAGTGGTCTGTACGGCGTAGGTGCGGGGTTCGCCGCCGCTTTTATTTAGCGTAAGAATGGAGTCGCTCCCATGGCACGAATGACCCAGGAACAGAAGCAAACTCAGAAGTCTATACAGACAGATATCAAGGACATGGTCCTTGGGAACAACCCGAGAGATGAAGAAGTTGCTGGGGGTACCGAGCCCGAAGCGGACGTAGCTGGGGATTCGTCTCCCCGGGGTGAGGACGAGGAGTCCGGTCGTTTGGCCGATGGCACCTCGGAAGACAAGCACGTTCCCTATGCACGGTTCCAGGAAGTCAATGAGCAGCACAAGGCTACTCAAGGCGAACTGGACAAGGCGCAGAAGGAACTTGCAGCTCTCAAGAAGAGTGCGGAACGGATGAAGCCGTATGAGCAGGATGCCCGCCTAGAGGCTCTCCTAGAGGAGAAGCCAGATGGATGGGACAAGATGCCTGCAGAACGGCAACTCGCGTATCTAGCGGATCAGGCAGCACAGCGCCAAGTTGCGCAAACCGACTTGTCTCCTGAAGATCGTGAGGAGATCGCCATGCAACGTGCAGAGCGGGCTCTGATCAAGGCAACAGGAAACAGGTGGAATGTCCAGCAGATGGCTGTGTTGTTACAGCTTCGAGAGGAAGCTCCCGGGTTGCCCGGGCCAGACCTGGTCAGCGTAGCTAAACGACGCCATTCCGACCTCTTCAAGGGGGTTGGGACAGCCAACGATGGACTGTCCTCGTCTCATGTCGTCAATGTTCCAGGATCAGAGCAAGAGCCCGAACAGTCCACGAAGACAGCCAGGCAGAAGCTGGACGAGGAGTTCGTCCGCACAGCCAGGGCGCGTGACAAGGTAGGTATGAAGAGGGCTCTGATCGACACGATCAAGGACGACATATTCACTGAAACGACCCCAAGGGGACGAAGGAGATAGGCGCCTATGCCCGTCTTTTTGACTGAATCCTCAACGACCATTCGTGAGGATCTGGCTGATCGTATAGCTATCATCAGCCCCAACGACACTCCGCTATTCCATCTGCTGGAGAAAGAGCCTGCTCATAACACGCTCTTCGACTGGTCGATGGACAACATTGACGCGGAACAAACAACGCAGACCGACGGCGACTTCGCCCGTGAGGAAGGCGTGGATGCGGTGTTCCCAACGCTGACCGCAAGGCAACGCGCAACCAACTTCAACCACATCGTCACCCGCCCAGTGCAGGTCAGTGACACCGAGCGAAAGATGCTCGAGGCTGGCGTGGACGACGAGTTCTCCTACCAGATCTACAAGAAGTTCCTTGAGACGCTAAAACAGGCCGACTATGCGTGCCACTTCAGCGAGTTTCAGGCGCTGGTAGGATCCTCGGTACCGGCCAGAACACATGGTCTGGCCAACTGGTTGTATGCAACAGGCCTGACCACAGCGTCAGCGGCCACAATCGCGGCGAGCACGATCACGACATCGACGTTCCGAGCGACTTACTCGGACAACGCTGGTGCTGATCTGACCCGTGATCAACTTCATGACAACCTGCTGCAGCCTGCTCACGTAGGGGGTATGGACCTGTCTGGGGCGGTGGCCCTGGTCCCATCCCAGATGAAGAGGTTGATCAGCCAGTTTGCCTTTGTCTTCGACGGAGGCTCAACAACCGATACGGCGGTCCCGCTCAATGAGAGACGGATCGGAGCCCGTGAGAGGACGTTGATCGACACGATTGACATCTTCGAGACGGACTTCGGCACGATCTACATGAACATTGACCGCCGCATGAACAGCGGCACCACGGTCGCCCTCGGGTCGTCCGTGACTGAGTCCGCTGTTGTGACCAACTCTGAGCCGCCCGATGAGATGGTGATCATCATTGATCCGACGATGTTCCGCATCAGGGTCCTTGAGGGTCTGACTTTCATCCCGCTGGCCAAGACTGGCCACAGCACCAAGGGAATGTGCGTCATCGACTTCGGGTTCCAAGTGGACAACCCGAAGGCCGGCATCCTGCTGGTTGACGGACACGTCTAAAACCTGTCCTACGCTTGGTGGGGGGCTTCGGCCCCCTGCCTTCCTCTTGGAGGGGGATCTGTGGCTCGATACGACTACCGATGCGATGGCTGTGGGAAGTCCACGGAACTTCAGAGGAGCATCAACGAGGGACCACCTCCTAGCTTCGCGTGCCTGTGCGGCGGGATGCGTCACCGCGAATGGACGACTCCAGGAGTGATCATTCGTGGAGAGGGAAAGAGGGATAGCCTCAAGCTCCCCGGGATCAACTTGGCTGCATACCAACGGTCCAACGACAAGCAGGAAGAGATCTACAGGAAGGTCGTTGCCCATAAGCGTTACCGGGATGGGCGGGAGAAGCGTGCTCAAGGAACCTCTACTGGGAAGCTCAATGGCAAGCTGTTCAGGCGAGTGGGTTCCATGCCCCGGGAGCTGTTGGTTGCTGAGTCTAGGTCACAGCAAGTTGCCGCGGGGACGTTGCTCAAGGTAGACGGCACGAATCTCTACAAGAAGCATGGATGTTGGTGGGGTGACAAATGACGTTTACGGAGCGTGAACAGTTGCTGATTGTCAACGCCCTCTACATCCTAGAAGGTCAGTGCATCGGGGAAGAGTTGCATTACGAATTGGAGGGGGAGTTCGGGGGAATACCGGACCATGAAGAAGTTCGTGCGCTCATGGACAAGATAAAGAACGGCCAAGAAGGGGAAGAGAAGTGACAAGCTACTCTCAGAGCTTTGCACAAGCTGACATTGCCGATCTGGACGCCGAGTCTCGATCCCAGGAGGTTGCTGCGGGGACGTTGCTCAAGGTGGACGGCACGAACCTCTTCAAGAAGCATGGATGTTGGTGGGGGGATAAGTGATGCTGCAAGAAGTGACTAATAAGACCGACCGCGATCCTAGGTGTTGTTACTGCGGGCGCCCCATCGTCAACACCTCTCTCATCGAAGACTCCAGTTATATCGTCCACGGGCATGAGGGGCCTTATCATCCTGAGTGTACGCATCCGCCTGACCCCCCAGTGCCATTCGCAAACATTGGGCCAGTGACTAGCGACCTGTTTATTCCAGTGGGTTGGACGAACAAATGACTAGCTACTCTCAGAGCTTCGCACAGGCTGACATCGCTGATCTGGACGCCGATCTCGGCTTCACCACCGACAACGACGGGACTACCCCTCTCGGCATTGTTGAACTGTTCAACACCTTTGCCACCAACGCCGTGGCCTCAGCCGCTGTTCAGGCGCAGCAAGCCACAACCATACCGACGACGGATGAGCAGAGGGTTAGGGCTCTTGTCGCGTTCAACACAGAGACACCGGCTTCTGGTTCCGACAACCACAGGATCATCGTAGGGCTTTACTCGCTCGCAGACGGAGCCAGCTGGGGATACGGCGTCCGGCTGACCTACGCCAACAACAGCGTCCGGACTCTCGAGATTATCAGGGACGACGGCACGGCGATTACAGCTGGTGGTTCTCCTACCTCTGTAGCCACGGTGACGCTGACAACGGCTCAGATCCTCTCCCAGTCCAGCTCGGACCTGAACGTGCTCCAGGAGATCCGTTTGATAGCGACTCCTGTAGAGGGAGGTACGCGGGTCAGGGCCTACGTCAACGAGGACGACGACGACACCCCCAACCTCGAATACGTCGATCACAGAGATTCCTTTGACCTTACAGGCTCCGCGCTCGGGCAGTGGTATTTCCACTTCGATGAAGCCCCTCTCCGCACGCTCAAGGTTGCCGAGATTCATGGCGACGACATCGAAGAGCGAGAGCCCGATGACGTCCAGATCAAGGACCGTCATAACCTTGGAGAGATCAGAGCCAACGTCCTGACTCGCATGGACGGTTCGTCTACCGGCACCGATAGGGCTGGAGACACCGTCTTCATGAACGAGATCATCAACTCCACGGTGGAGGAAATCATCACCGAGGTGGGAGATGTAGCGTGGTTCATGCAGGTCGTCGAGGAGTTGACGTTCATTCCTACCGTTGACCGCGTGGTAACCCTTCCCACCTACATCGACAGGATCTTTACCATCGTAGACGTGGAGAGGGAGTTCTCTGCACCGTGGCAGTTCCTTGGCAAGCTAGCCAACGAAGTCTCTCAGATCGTGTTTGAGAAAGGCTACAACGCCAAGGGAAGACGTCTGCGAGTCCACTACCAGATGAAGTATCAGCGTATGGACGTTGACGCTGATCCGTGCCCCATCCCTAGACGTTACACAGAGACTGTGGTCTACGGGACCATCATGCGGGTGGCTGAGTTTGATACCAACGACTCGCTCCATGCCCAGACGATGGCCCGGTTCCAGCAGAAGCTGAGACAGATGCGTCAGGACATGAACAGGCTCAACCGCACGACAAAGGTGAAGCTGCAGGCGCGTAGACGGGTTGTTCACATCCCGTTTGGAAAGCATCTCACGACACCCATCACGGGTTTTTAGGTGTTATGGCTGACCCTACGAATGCCGTCTCACTGAAGCCTCGGTCTGGTGTCTGGCGAGGGATGTCTCGTCAAGTCAACTTCAACCGCGGTGATCGGAGATGGCGAGCCCTGATGAACGGGTACGTCTCACCAGACGGCACAGAGATCCGTAGTTTCCCAGGCTACAAGTGTGTCGTCAACGTCGACGCCATCATGGAGTTCAACGATGGACATCGTGAACTCAGCGGCCGAACGTCAGATGTTTTCTCGTTCGTGCGGATGACGAGTATGCACGGGTTCAAGGTGGTGCGTGGTCGCATCATCATTGTTGGAGAGAGCAATTTCCGGAAGACTGGGTTCGCCAGCACTGCGTTAGCCGCCACTATTGACGACATCTCAGACGATGGGACCAACATTACGCTGACTTACAGCGGTGTTGATGTCACTGTTGATCCAGGGACACTTGATGCCTTCGAGACCATTTACGTAACTGGAGTCACTGGCATATTCGCGAGCATTCTCAACAACCTCTATCATCGAGTAACGGCGACAACGCCGACTAGCACTACCGTTGAACTTGATACTACGCTAGGTGGCTCTGGTGGGCTTGATACAGCGGACGGTAACGGGAGCTTTGTCAAGACTCGGGTTGAGAACGATGACCTAGATTCGCTTACCACATGGTCTCACGAGGGACCGGCTGGAATAACCAGCCCTCTCAATGCAACCAACGTAGCCAACGTGGCGAATCGCCAGAGGGACTGGGGTCCGCTTCCCGCTGTTTCGGGCCCGGACGCCAGCAATTTCCAGGAAGGACACAGAAATGGTCCTACGGACGCTGGCTCCGACTACCACTCTAGGAGACGACAGAGAGTTCTGCCGTTCCGGACCAATCTTGAGGCTCTCGGAGACAGAGTCCTTATCGCGGCTCCTGGGTATGGGGTTGTCTTTCAGGCACCTGTTGTGATCCCTGTGAAGACCAGTGCTACTCATGGCGGTGGAGCGGGTGCACCCCTCCGTTACAACGACTTGTATGATATGCCGAGAAGTCTTGGTGTGCCCAAGGCCGTGGCTCTGCTGACAACCTCGTTCACCACCAATACGGATCCTCGCCAGGAGGCCGGAACCTACTTGGTGAGGATTGCCTTCAAGGATCAAGGGACCGGAGAGGAGGGACTACCGTCTGAGGAGATGGAAGTCACTGTTCCTACCTCAGGGCTGGGACAGCAACTCCTTCCGAGCTTCCTTATACCTGGGTATTACCTTAGTGAGACGCTGGCAAACACGGTCAGGGTTTACGTCTCTAAGAGGGATGTGCAGGGAGTCAACTTTCTGGGTGTGTACGAGTTCTCATCAGATGTCACCGCCGAAACCAAGTTCGGTCTTCCATCAAGCGCCAACCCCTCCGATGCCAGTGTAACGGGGTCCAGAATCCTAGATGTCTTCGATTCCGACCCTGGAGACGCGGTTTTGGCCGATCCCGATGTGCAGGTGGATGCGAATCAAGGCCCCGACATCGTTGCCCAGATGCCAATGGGCTGCAAGGTGTTGGCCACGGTTCGGGGAGTTACGTTCTTCGGTGGTAACGTCGGCGACACTGGCATCAATCTTGAGATGCAGCACGGAACACTGTCGGCCAATTTCGAAGGCAGTTCTGCCGGATCGCTGATCCCGGACCCAAACTGGGACAACAACAGCACCATTGCTCATGCGTTCATCGATATTGACTACACGTCCCAGGGAACCCAGTGGAATGTGGCTCACCACATCATTCCTCCGGCCTATGCCGGGCAACTGGTCTTCTCGCCGGGTGTCGATAGTTCGGATGTGACCGGCCTCTTTCCGTCGCCAGTCGAGTTCATGCGCTTGGACAAGTATGACCTCACCCAGACCAACGATATCGTCGCCTCTGGAGGTACCACGACGCCGGAGGAGTGGTTCATCCGCTGGAAGATGGAGGAGATTGTCCACAAGGCCCAGTTCCTCCTTGAACATCGCATTGGCATAGACAACCTTGATGCCTATTTGCTGTTGCCCGTCGGACAGGTCTGGTGGTCCGAGGCAGGAGTTCCAGGAGCCGTGCCTGCCGTCAACCGTCTGTTCCTGGACGCCAAGGACGACGAAGACCTTGAGGCGATAGGTAGGCTTGGAAATAGCGTGGTCTTCTGCACTCGTACGCAGACGTCCACGATGTCATGGTCAAACAACCCTCTTGGAGCTGATCCGTCCCTGCTCTCCAGCGAGTTCGGGGCCATCGCGCCCGACATGGTCGAGTTTGATGGCGGTGTTGCCTGGATCTCCGACCGTGGTCCCGTTGCCATCATTGGTGGCGCTCTGGAGTGGATCGGCCGGGAGGTAGAGGCCCTGTTCTCGGGTGTGAACGCGAGGTATCTTCGTGATGGGAGGGGCCTCATGCCTCACTCCTGGGGAGCGCACGACCCGGAACGGGGCCTCATTTATTTCGGAATGAGAGCTGATAGGTTGACCTTCACGGTCAACGGCAACACCTACCCGAACGCTACTGACGGAGATCGGTCCAAGTTCCCTTGTGATGAGGTGCTGGTGTGGTCATACCGCAACAACGCATGGTCGATCTGGCAGCCTCCTTCCAACCTTCAGATCTTCGACATGGAAAGGATCTTGTGCGATGACGGAGTTTACCGGATGGCTTTTCTCACAGGAGAGAGGAGTTCTACAGCAGAGGGAAATGACTTCTTCAACGAGCCGAGGATATTCGCAATGGACGATGCCTGGGCTGATACCAATACCCAGCCCGTTACTGCAATCGCCAGCACAGGTAAGACAAGCTCCAACATATTTGATGTCTCGGCCTCGACGTTCAACACGGCGGGCAATACAACGCCAGCTCAAATCCAAACCAACCTCGGCAACGACACATTCACCAGAGTCGGGATGCGAGCCCTCCTCATCTCCCTCGCCAACAACTCCTTCACCCTCTTGGGTGAAACGAGCATTACGGCGGTTGGCTCGGATACCCAGGTCACTCTTGCGGATAGCTTCACGTGGGCGGCTGGGGACATCCTCTACGTCGGCACGCCGCAAGCAATGAGGCTTGAGACGTTTGAGGAATCATGGGGAACCTCCAAACGTCCAACCAAGATCAACAGCAGCGCGCACAGGTTCTCCCAGAACTCGACGTTTGTGACCAACGACGTGGACAGCCCTACGGTCACTGAGGTTGACTTTGACAACTTCGTTGCTCAGGGAAGACCTTCCCCATCCTTTCTGCAAGCCAGAGCCATTACCGAGAATGCAACCGTGCAATTGGGGGGTGACCAGTTCCGTACCATGGGCTTTGCTATTGGGCTGGGAAGGCAAGCAAGGACCGAGAGAGGGACCAACCGAGGACAGGACACTAGGCTGGAGTTCACCTATTACGGCGGACAACAGATCCGCATCAACGACATCGAGATCGAGCTTGGGATAGCCGGGTCATGAGTTGCCTTGTCGCTAGTACTTTTGCGAGTGTCCTCGGCTCGTTGATGGTTCCTACCATGAACTCATTTCCCGTCAAGGAGATGATCATGGCCTGGACCAAAGACGCAGCGCCTCCTCCTCCAAGTACTCGGCCACTGCCCAAGATAACATGCGCGCTGTATTCGGAAACGAGCCTCGTCAGCAGCAACAACGTACTGAGCGTTGCTGATGACGTGGTGCTGTCTAACAACATCCTGTTCATCCTCGTTCACGGCATCCGAGTGGAGTTTGCGGCAACAGGGACAAGTGGGGACCGCCTGTTTGCCTTGGAGATTCAAGACGGCGCTCAGAATGTTATCTATCACCAGGATCTGGACCCGAAGCTGAAAGTAGGGGCAGACAAAACGCAGAACTTTGAGATGGTCCCCGGTGCCACGTTTGTGGAGGGACCAGAGGCCAGGGAGTTTCTTCCAGACAACTTGTGGCTCAAAAACGATTGGCGTCTCAGGATCTTCGATTCCGCAGCGATTGATCCAACGGGCGACGACATGATCGTGCGCGTAAGAACACTCACACATTGGTTATGAGGTACACCGAAAGTGCTTGTATCGAAGACTTCGAGAACCACCTCCTGCAAGGCTCCGTCTTTGGGCAGCAGAACGTGTTCTCCGCCTTCGGTCATGCCTTGGACATGGTCATCCGGGAGATGTCGGTCAGCTTCTGGTATAGCGATCAGGCCAGGCCGACCAACCCTGATTCTACGGGTTGGATTGCCTTCCAGATGGTGCAACCCAAGCTTGTCAACTCGGTTGTCCGGGCCTATCCCGATGGCTACACCGTCTTGGCGGAGACCGTTCGCATCAACTTCGCTGACATCGTGGAGCACCAAGTGATCAGGGCCAGAGGACAGGGCGGAACGATCAAGTATCTCGAGCCGCTATTCGTGGTTAGCCAAGGGTTCCGCTCGGACAACGGTGCCGATGCGGTCTGGGAAGGCCTGGAAGCTGTTACGATCACGCTGAACTACAACGAGAGGGATTGATATGGTTGCGAAGTGGAAAACCGACGTTCTCAAGCAGTCGCCGGGAGCCCAACGACCGGTAGCCCAGCCAACCCCTCAAGCCCCTGCTAGACCCTACAGCACGGACTATAACCAGCCTGTCGACGAACTCGGGTTCCCCGAGCAGTTGCCCGGAGGTCACCAGGGACCGCCTACCCAGTTCCGCTCCGAAAAGCAGGTAGCCCAGCGCAACGCTGATCTCATGAGAGGAGCCTTTGGCCGGCTCGGCGCCGGGCAGGACCTGCTGCAGAGTTACCGCCCGGGTGGCGCGGCTGCGCTGACGTCTGGTCTGTTCCAGGGACAGGCCAACATTCTGGCGGGAAGCAGAACTCAAGCTCCTGACCTTCTGTACTACACGCGAGCGGGCCAGGCTCACAGGGCTAGAAAGGCTGCGCGGCGTGGTCAGAAGATGGCGATAGTAGGCGGTTTGATAGGGGCAGCTGGTACGGTGGCGGGCGCGGCGCTGGGAGGCGCTCCTGGTGCTGCTATCGGTGGTGCACCGGGCAAGGCTATGGTCGATGCCGCCGCCCAGGAAGCCGATGTTCCAGCCGCAGAAAGACCATTCCCCCAGACGGCAGGCGCCGCTCAGGCTCAGATTGCCCCATCTCCAGCAGCCCCTACCGGGGCACCCGCCCAGCCCGGAGCCGCTCTTCCAGCCCAGATCCAGCCCGAAGGGGCTGCTCCAGCTCCTGGTGCGCCTCCTGTGGGTGCTCCTGCTGGTGGTCCTACGGGAGGAGGTCCCCAGCCCGGAGGCCCTGCAGGGGCTCCTGGTGGTGCTGTAGACCCCATGGCAGTGGGCGGTCAGGGAGGTTTGCTGGCTCAGGGTAGCGTAGGATCCCAGGCCATGGCACAGCAAATGACCACAGATCTGGGGCCGACCATGGCGTCGAACGTGGTTGGGATAGCAAAGCTGGAGTTGGACATCGATGGCACCAACGAGCAGTTCTACGACGTCATGGATAGCGGCCTGGACGCAATGGTCTCGGCCATGTTCTCACGCCTGTCAGGAGTCTAGCCATGGCACAGGACACCTCCTTCAAATCCCAAGCCCTCACCCAACCCCAGCGTATGCAGGGCGAGCGTATTGCGTTCGCTGGGGCACAGTCTCTGGGACAGGGGATGGCTCGTGGTGCTCAAGGCTTCGTACACTCGTACCAAGCCCAACAGCAGATCGAGCAGCGTGGGGCAGAAGGCCGTGTTCGGATGATGACCGAACAGCTGCGCCAAGATGAGATCAACCAGAAGATGGCGATGATCGACCGAGGATCTGCCTTGGAGATGCAGGGAGAACAACTCAGGGCCATGCGGTTACAGAACGATGCTGTCGAGTATGCCGCTGCCCAGCAGCAGGAAGGGGCTGGTAGAGGTGCTCTATCAGCAAGCCAGTCATCGAAGATCGCTCTGCAGCCCACGATCGACGTGAACGCCTCTCGTCGCACTGGGGAGACACGGTGGCAGTGGCATGTCCCAGGACAAGGATGGGTAACGGATCAGAGTCAAGAGAGAGCGAATCTCATGTTGCAGATGTCCGGTGCTCGCATGGGCAAGGAGCCGACGGACTTGGAGTCTATGGCCACACTGTCGTCCGCCTACGCGAGAATATCGGAATCATTCTTGGGTGATCCGGATCTGAAGGAGAGGTTTGAGGAGGAGATCAGCAGGCTCTTGGATGAGCGGAACAGACGCCGTGACCAACCACCTCAGCCGGGCGCAGCCCCAGGCGGAGCGGCGACTCCTGTCAACTCAGCCGCACAGGCGATGACGGAGAGGGAGCAAGCCCTGGATGCTGCCGCGTCGTCGATGTTGTATGACCTGCGCGCTAAGAAACCGTTCGTGGATAACCTTCTGAGGATAACGAAGGAACTTAACGTGGCTCCCGAGCAGGTTGAGGAGGCAGTTGCCGAGTTTATCAAGGGGGCAATGATGCTGACCAATCCGCCATCCGAGGGGGAGATCAAGAAGAGACTCATGGAGGATGACGCCATCGAAGCCATCAGGGACTACTTAGATGATGGTGGTGGATAGTGTCACCGATGGATCCTATTCAGGATCCTGAGGGTCCTCAGGAACCTCAAGGCCAATGGGGTGGGCGAACAATCGCTAGCTTCTTCCCTGCCGCAGAAGAGCCAGATAGAGAAGAAGCTCAGAGCCAGCTCGCTCAGAGGATGTCGCGGGGAGGTCCGTCCGCATCCTTCTTCCCTGCCCCCGTAGCTCAAGAGCCTGAGCAGACAGAGTCTTTCTTGGACGAACTGGGCCGAATCGTCCCGAAGCTTCCAGAGGGTATCGGCCGGATGTTCAAGCAGGAGGTTGCTACTGGGGCAATCGCTGTGAAGTCGGCTTCCGAGTCATTCACCGACGCTCTTGTGGAGAGCATCAAGCATGCTGAGACGTTCATGGGGTTTGAGCCCGGCGAACGCATGGAGGCCAAAGAGTACTATGCTAGGCTTGTCCAGGACCCGTTGTCGCTGTTCAACATGAGTGATGAGGAGCGCACAAAACGGATACACCAGAACATGGAGTTGGCGGCTCAGTCAGAGCGTCAGTTTCTGAGAAAACACCCAGGCTCGGAGATGTTGGCAGAAACCGCTGGCGTCTTCGGGGAGATCATGGAGTTCATTGCGGTGCCCGGCAAAGCCGTGGGAACGGCGAGCGGTCTCCTGCACAAGATTCTTGGTGGATCGAAGACTGTCGCCAAATCAAGCAAGGTTGCTCAGGCACTCGATCCGGCCAGACTCGCGGCGTCTGGTGCTGCATGGTCTGGCCTGTATACGGTAGAAGGACGTAGCGCGGCTGCTGGGGCGTTGATGGGGATCGCGATGGAGTGGATCGGTGGAATCAGTCGGGCCATCGAAGGTGTGCTTGGCGGTGGTGCTGCTGGTCGCTTTGCGGGTGGCGCTTTTGAAGGGGCTACGTTGTTACCGATGGCGGCCCAGATCGAGGGAGACACGTCGTTCATAGAGTTTGCCAACTCTGTTGCGGAAGCTGTGCAGACAGACAACTGGGAACCCGTCAAAGACACGTTGGCAAACACCTTGGGGCCGGCAGGCGTTGCTATGGGCATCATCAAGATGATGGCTCCCACCATGGCTCAGGCTCACCGACTCCCCAGTCCCAAGGAGGCTGGCAAGGAACTCAAGAAGGACTATCCGCCGCTGACCAAGGAGAACGCCTCAATGGTCCCGCCGCCGCTCCTAGAGTTAGCGCACCATACCGGGAGATGGATAGAGAGTCCTGAAGTTACGAGGTCAGGGGTTCCGACGAAGGATCTGGTGACTGCGCAGAAGGCGCTAGACATGGCCATCAAGGGCGACATCAGCAAGCCCGATGTAGCCAACACCGTTGGCCTGCTCATGGATCCTAAGTTCCAGGAGTCTCTTGCAAAGGCTAGGACTCCAGAAGAAATAGACGAGGTCATCTCCACCCTCATTCACACGGCTCAGGGAGCCATGACAGCGGAGATGGCCAGAGACAGCATGGAGGTGAGTCGTGCCGAAAGGGACCCGAGTACACAGGTGCGTGCAGAAGGTGAAGCGGAAGCGGTCGGGGGTGAACCCTTACGCCGTGTGCCAGAAGTCGACCGGCCAGAGCTACAAGACCGGCCGGAAGCTGAAAAAGCGCCGCAAGAAGTAAGAGAACCGCTCATGGAGCGGGCTCAGAAGATGACTGAGGGAGAGAAAGTAGAGGCGTTTATCGAGCTGGCTCTGGGACCGAAGGGGTTCAAGACCAGCAAAGAGGCGGAAGCCGCGAAAGCCAAGAGAGCCGTGCCCGAGACAGAACCTCCGCTTGGACCATCGGAAGCGATGGCTGGGATCGGTGCTCTTATCCCCGGGAAGGTGAGGGCGTCAATTCGACAGGCGTTCAGCGGCGGTGTCACTACCGACATTACAAAAGCAGGCCGAGAGATCGTTGAGGACTACGGAGGGACGATAGAAGCTGCCAAGTTCGAGACGGGTAGGTTCGCCAAACGCCTAGATCAGCGGTTCCCTGAAGAACTCCAGACTGAGATGTTGTTCTATGCAGAACGCACCGGCAACCCCAGCGTTCCAGGCGACTCATTCAAGAAGCTTGAGGCTCGCTTGCCCAAAGAAGCCCGGGACATGGTCAACCAGGAACTCAAGCCGCGGATGGAAGAGTTCCAGAAGTTGATGGAGGATGTTGGGCTTCTGGAGAAGGGGCAGGGCATAGAGGACTACATCACCCACCTGTGGGACATCCCAACGGGTCAGAAGGCTGTGGCCGAAAGGATCCGGTCAGCCTTCCGGTCCAAGACGCCGTTTGCCAAGAAGCGGACGATTCCCACCTACTTTGAGGGAATCAAGGCTGGGCTGACTCCGAGAACGACCAAGATCAGTGAGATCCTGACCTACTACGAGAACGTCACGAACCAAGCCATCGCGGGTAAGGAACTTCTCAGGGCCATCTCGGAGACCGATGTGGGCAATGTCAAGCTTGCTGGCAAGCAAGGCCAAGTCCCCAAGGATTACGTTGAGATCGACCACTGGGCCGCACGCGGGGTCTTGGTTCACCCTGAGATTGCCCCGGCTCTTCGTAAGGTCTTTGACAACACGTTCCGGCCCGGTGAGTGGAGACACCGGTTCCAGATTGCCAACTTCGCCATCAAGCGCCTCAACCTAGCTTGGAGTGGCTTCCACATCGTAGCCTTGGGCGAAAGCGCCTTGGCGGACTCCAACGCCATCCGCGCAGGTAAAGCCGTCAAGGACTTGGACAACCTCTTAGCTCTTGGAAAAGATGCTGTTGAGCATGGCCTGACGCTTTCCGTTCCCGGGGACATTGGCAAGATGACTACGGATACTTGGTTCCGTGGTCAGTGGAGGAAGTGGCAGGAATCCAAGGAGCCATTGGTCAAGCTTCTTGGCAAGGGCGCAGAGCTTCTACACAGGTCCCAGTTGCTCCTGGACAATGTGCTCTGGGACAAGGTCTACACGTCTGTCAAGCTGACTTCGTTCTACAAGAACGGGGAGCTTGCCCTTCTGGACCAGAAGAACTGGGCCAAGTGGTCCAAGGAGGCTGGCGGTGATCCTGCGCGGACAAGAAAGTTGATTCTGCGAGAGGTGGCTGACCAAGTCAACGATGCCTACGGCGGGCAGAACTGGTGGAGATGGCACAAGGTCATGCACAACCAAGGTCAGCGGAGAACGATGCAGATGCTGATGCTGGCTCCCGATTGGACGCTGTCCAACCTCAGGATCGCTGGCAGGGCTATCGGTGGTTTCCTCGGAGTCGGCAGCAAGACAAGCCAGAAGTTTGGGCGCAGGTATGCGCTGAACATCGCTATCAAGGGCTTCCTTGCCGCTGAGGCTGCACAGTATCTATGGCTCAAGTATTCGCTGACGGATGAAGAAGAGGCCGAACTCGTAGAGTCTGCTGGCGGTCTCCATATCTGGAACAACGAGGAGTTCGGCACCATCCGCTGGAAGAAGGACGAGGAAGGGCAGTGGTTGATGATCAAGCCCTTCAAGCAAGTCCGTGAGGTCTTCCAGTTCTTCGTTGATCCCATCAAGAAGCTGGGAGCCAAGGCCAGTCCCGTAGTAAGGATGGTGTTTGAGCAATTCGCCAGCGAGGACATGGGCAGTGGGTTCCCAGCCCCGTGGGAAGGCCAGGACTTCTGGGATTCCGTGCCAGAGAGGATGAAGTTTGCCGCCAGCAATGTCATACCATTCGCTTGGGGCGGAACCCAATTCGCCTTTGTCCTGCCTCGTGGGCAGGAGATGACCACCCACAGGCACATTGAAGCCACAACTCGCCTGATCCATCAGTACGCCGATCCCAAGGGTAACTTCCTATGGGAGGGCCGGGAGATGAGTCCAGAGGAAGCGGTGGAAAACCTCGAGGAGATCGCCAACGTTGCCACCAGGAACAACATCGATCCCTCGTTTGGGCTAAGGATTGCGTTCAACGAAGTGCGCAAAGACTACTTCACGAGATTCATGACCGCTCTGAACGAAGGTGACACAGAGACTGCCGACAAGATGGGCAGGGCGCTATCCAAGCTGTTTGTCAAGCCAAGACAGGCTGCGAGTACCTTGCAATGGCGATTCCTCCGTCTCCTACAAAACAACCAAGCCATGTTCGGGCCTGAGGAGTGGAAGCGCACCATCCTCCCAGAGGCGCTAAGAAAGATGGATCCTTCACTTGGAGTGGAGGTTGAGAAACACCGCCGTCGCCAACAGAAGGAGAGCAAGAGGTTCCAGCGCGACGTCTTGGAGACTGGGCGAGAAGAAGAGAAGGCTGGGAAGTTCATCAAATGATGGAGGAGCTGGAGAAGTGGAGGGACATACACAGTGGTCAGGACATGATCGTCTGCGGGTGTGGACCGTCCGTAGCCGAACTCCCACAGACTCTCGACATTCCCACCATCGGCGTCAATGACATCTGGGCATATCACGAGTGCAACTACATCCTCATGCTGGACGGTCCCAAGGCTTTCAAGCCTGAGAGGATAAACCGCATCGTTGCCTCAATGCCAAATCGTTGGTTTCTGACCAAGGCAGCGGACAAGTCTTGGAAGACCTACAAGAAGCCGCGGCAACCCGTGACCTTGTTCGATGACCTGCTCATGCCCGGAGCCAGGATCACCACTCCATCTCTTGCGGTAGGGCTAGCGTTGTTTCTCGGGGCAAAGAGGGTGGGATTGATAGGCGTGGATCTGAAGGGACATAGTTCGCTCGAGAAGCGGGTATGTGAAGTCGACCGTGGGTTCCTTCAACTCAAGGGCGCGGCGTGGTTGATGAAGCGGCAGCTATGGAACCTGAGCAAGGACTCGATGATGACCATGCTGCCCTACAAGTCTTACTCCGACTTCATGGCTCAAGCTCCGGCTCAGGTATAAATGCCGCCACTACCGGATTCTAGCCGGTGTTCATTCCATCCTGATCGATCAAAGGATAGCGGTATTAGTTCGGTGTCCCAGGACCGTTTCAAGCCTAGGCTCCATACACTGAAGTGGTAGCACGGAAAGTCTACCATGCTACTCAGCGTTGGCGAAGTAGCTAGCTGTCTCGATCATCGCCTCGATCTCGTCCACACGGTAGATCTCTGCCCGTATCATCATCCCGTCTGCGGTCAGCTCACGGATCATTTCCCCGTCCGGGAGTTCCAACGGTCGTGTATAGAAGCGCATGAGCATCTCGGCGAGGTTGTAGCCATCCTGCCGCCACGAGGAGACTAGGAGTGAAGCCCTCTGTGGTGTCATGGTTTCTTCTTGTTGTTCCGCTCCAAGATGTCGATGAGGCTGTCAATCCTGGTTACCAACTTGGCCAGATCCGGGACTTTCCAATTTTGCCGTCCTTGGTCATCTGGTGCGTGCCACTTGTGCAGGTCGCGGATGTTGCGCTTCATCTCCATGATCGTTGGGGAAATCCACCCAACGAGCCCGACCAACGCCATGAGAACTACGTCCGATAAGGCCACGCCCTCCATGCTAGATCACCCCTTCTTGGATGTCGCCTGGGACTTTTTCCGGTCCCTCATTGCCTTCATCTTACCCCACAGAGGCTTGCGTGCTTCTCCAGCTATGTAGGCAGGGATCAGTAGCAAGGCGTGTTCCAGCGTGTGCAGTGTATCTCCAAGCTGAACCATGGTGTCGGTCGTTGCTACGGCAGCCTCATCGCTGCTCTCGAAGAAACCAACGACCGCGTCGTAGGCGCCACACCCCGCGAGCAGTCCAATCACCCCCAAGGCGATCCACCTAGTAGGAGCCATCCTCGCCCTCTACGCTTGCCGGCTCTGTCGGGGTGGTCACTCCGAGCATGTCGCCGACATCAGAAGGAGCACTCAGGCCGACGTCAACGATTGAGCAGAAGAACTCAATGCTCATGTTGAGGATGTCGGCCACCATGGGGCCTGTGCCACCGAGCCCTAGCCAAGCTCCCCCTTCGGTGATCACCT